AGTAGAACCAGTTGCAGCAGCAGAAACAGTAGAGAAAAACGCAGCATTCTCAGCTTTGTAGAAATCTCTAGTTAACATTCTTGGTAAAGTTGTACTCAAGAAAGGTAAACTTCTAGCCATTTGCTTAGAGAAAGTTGAAAAACCAGCTATGTAGTCATTTACAACTTTAACCTCGCTTAATGCGTAGCTATTTTGTCCTTTATCAGAACCTTCAGTTTGAGCAGCAATGTTGTTAGATGTAGCAGTCTCTTTGTAGAATACATAAAGACCTGACTCACTTCTTACAGTTGGTACTAAATCTCTAAAGTTAATTGCTTGACTTGGTAAGATAGATGCATTAGGAGCATAAGATGCTTGAGCATCTCCTGTTAATGAACCACTTAAAGTCATTGTTTTAACATCAGATAAATCAATACGGAATTTTCCGTTAGACTTCATTTGTTTTTCCATATCATCCAATTTGCCATCTAACTTCTCAATGATAACCTCATCAAGATGTTTTACTTCACGCTTTGCAGCTTTTTTTGTTGCAGCAGCTTGAGCATCAAATTGTTTTTGTGCTTCATCTCTTACAACTTTAATCTCAGCTTTAGTTTCTTCTAACTTAGCCTCAATGTTAGCTTGAAAACCTTTAAGGTTCTCAGCCATTTCGTTAATAATGTTTTCCATTTTTACTTTTTTAATATTTTATTAAATTCTTTAATTGCCTTCAGGACTTGTTCATCATTGTTTTTAATTTCCTCGATTATCGGCTCAGGTGATTGCTCGGTCTGAGTGATTTCTTTAACGATTTCAATTTCTAATAATTCTGATTGAATCCTTTTTATTTCAATCTCCATTAACGCAAAGGTCTCATCAGTGAAACGACCACCTTTAAACGCTTTCAAGAGTTTCTCTAGCCTATTTGCTAATTGCTCTTTCTTAACTTCACTTTTAACAGAGATTGTTGGTGTCTCTGGGTTTGCTGCCCATAATACTGCACTACCTTCGTAAAGTTTTAGTTCACTAATTGTTCTAATTCCGTTCTTATCTACGCTTGAATTAATTGTACTAAATCCAATTGAGTGTTGATTGATTAGACCAGCATCGTACATCTTAATCATATCTTCTCCTGTTTCAGTTTCTACTATTGGAGTGATAGCAATAAGCATATCTTCTTCAATGTATAATTGCTCTGGCTTACCTATTACGGCTTCCATTTCAGCACAATGGTCAACTAAAGACCATATTAAGTTTTTACCTGCTGGACCTCTTTCTTTTAGAGTCTTAGTAAAGGCTTCAGGAACTATAATGTCATTATCTAAATCTATGTTTCCTGTTCTTGCCCAAACTGCTTTTACTCTACGAGTTTCGGTATCAACATCCATTACTTCGTAACCGATATCTTGTTTTTCAACAATAGTATCTTTTGATGCGTATGTTTTCATATTGACAAAGTTATTATTTTTTTTGTTATTGTATTAATGATGCTATAAGTTTTCCTATTGCTTGACCCATTACATTTTGTAAGGCATTCCAAATAACTCCGATTCTACCCATTGGAGGATTGTCGGCTAAAGTTAAAAGTTTACCATTTGCACCTCTTACCGCTTCATATCCTAAAGTGCATCTACAATTACAAACATTAGCAGCACTTGCCTTTGAATCGCAAGGATGGTCCATTAGTTCATAACCTAAACCTACTTTATTATTAGGAACTTGAAATTGTTTCTCCATAGGTAATTTAGTTCCATCCATTATTAAATGGTCAGTATGGTCTCTTGGCTCTCTCCTTGTTCTATTGTCTCTAGCTGCAATCCATTCTTTGATAGTTACTAATCCTGTACTTGTTGCACCTACCATTGAACCAATATTAGCTGCTCTGCCTGTTTCAGTTCTAGCAATAAGTTCGGCTCTATAATCAGTAATTCCTGAAGTTCTAAGCAAGGCAATTGTTTGAGGCAATGTAAGATTTTGCTCGGCTGACTGAATTAGGTATCTTCTTATTTGTTCTTTGGTAGTTTCGGTAATATCTGCTGCTAATTGGTCTAAGCCATCATTTTGCAGAACTTGGATAATAGCATACTGAAAGGCATCGGTCTTTTGTAATTTAAACTCCATAGGCACATAAACCCCCTTCACAGACTTTTTAACGACACTTTCGCTTATAAGAGCCATTTTAGTACCCATAGCTAAATGGAGCTTGTAAATGGTCTTTTTAAGGGCTTTGTCGCTAATTTTGTTATAGTCTAGGGTACGGCAATAGGTATTCACCTGATTTTGCAGTTCTTTCTTGAACTTAGGCGAATATTGTTTTAATGCGTTGGCATATAGTTTTCTATAATCTTGCCAAATCATTTTATGGGTTTAGGTTGTCAGGAATATTCAAGGGTTGAAATTGGTCAGTAGGTTGCAAAGATGAAGGAATATATAGTTTCTCCATTTCCTCTTGTGGAATATAGTCTGGAGTTTTAATACCCATAATCTCGTTTTTTTGAGAAGGTGGAATCCACCAAGCAGTATTTAACCAAGCAACTTGCTCTGTCTTATTTGCCTCTAATTCTTGATAGACTTGAATATCATATCCTACATACAAACCACTATTTCTATAACCCCAGTCAGTATGTAATTTTCTATTTAAGTTATCAGTCAAAGCATCTAATAAAGGAATAGCACAACGCAAAGTCAATGCCTTCTCTCCCTCTAATTGATTGTTGTAAGTCTTGTTATCTGCATCGTTCAATAGTTGTGATGGTACTCCGTAAATATTACAAAGTGCCTTCATATCCCATTTCTCTGATTCAATAATATTAAGTTCAACAGGACTTAAACCTATTTGTTTCCAATCTACTTTATAACCTGATACTGCAATAGAGTTAAAATTAGCTGCTCCACCTTTCTCGCTTACTGCTCTCTTTAGTGCTTGTGCTTGTGCTTGTCCACTTATTGGGTCAAACCTTTCATCGTTCATAAATAAAACTCCTGCTGGACCACCATTTTGGAATGATGCAACGGCAGCAGTCTTAGCTTCATTACTTCTAGTTAAAGTTCTTGCTGCTGCTAATAGCGGTGATTGTCCATAAAGCTGCCCTCCCGTAACTGTCCACTCTGGATTAAAGTATTTGTCGTGTAATATTTCTTTTGGGTCGAATGACCACATTGCTCCGTAGTATAATTGATATCCAACTCTGGTTGGTGGGAACATTTCGATGTTTGCAATAATAGCCATATACTGAGCAGGTAAAGCAAATAGTTCAAACGGCTTACCTTGATTGTTTCCTGTTTCAATAAGTTTTCCATATATAAATGAATTTCCTGTTATTAACTTAAACCCACACCATTGTTCAATTAAATCTGCCCAAGTATCTTCTCCATTAGGATATTTTAATAGGTCGTTTAATCTTTGGTCTCCTGTATATATCTCAAATGCTTTCTTATGTAATTGGTTTACCTCTTGCCAGTTAGTAATCTTATCTGGTTGTTTCATCAAAGACTTATATCTTTTTGCAGATACTTCATCTTTAACTTTATAAACGTGGAATGGAGCAAGTTTTGCTTTATCAGTAATTAATTTTACAATTGAGTAAACTATATCATTAGCTATATATCCATCTCTTACGAATGCTCTTGAATCACCACCTTGCCAAGTAACGATTCCACGTTGAATAGCCACACTTGTATCAAAAGGAATATTAGGTAATAGAGTGTTTATCTTCTTTTTAGTTAAGAAGTCGAAAAATGCCATATTATTAGAATTTAAACAAAGTTATGATTTTTACATCAAAATACACTTACTTGAAATCTTGGCGAATATTCAAAGAACATTCTCATAGCTAAACAATCACTAAAATCAGGAGAACGACCTATTGCTGCTTTAACTTTATCTTTAGGAATTACTCCTTTTTTCATATCGTTATCTATTGACTTTTGTTTGACTTGCTCTAGTTCCTGAATGATAGTTTGTTTTTGTTTGCCATCTGCCTGAATGTAAAGTTCTGCTTTGTTAACCATATCTGCTAATTTAAAATAGCATTGAGATTTTAAGTTATCAAAGTTTTC